TAGCGTTCTATTTTTTTTATACGCGTCCGCTATCATTGTAATTGTGGTAATACAAAGCTGAACAACTCCTAATTTGTAAGGCTCGCTTTCAAACGTATCACCATAGGTTAAAGGATGGCTTTCATCTTTTAATTGGCAAATCATTCTCAACTCTTCGCCTGCCATGTTAATACCTACCTGACCAGCTTTATCCATTAAGGCTAACTTTGTCATATAGTTAGGTTCTTGGATATAGCTTACAATTCTTTCATGCGTTGTCGGATGTATTCCAATATAAGTGTACACATTTGCACACTTATATTTTTCTTTTAACTCCAATGCTTTTGCTTCGTATTCTTGTTTCTCTTCTTCGCTAAGAATAGCGGTTAATTGTTTTTCCTTCATATATATTTTTTGTTTAGTAATCTATTCCAGCTATCACTAAGTCAATCTTACAAGTCAATTTAGTGTCGCCACCTTTTACACTCATAGGATTGTTTGAGAATGATACGCCTCTTAATACTTCTTTTCTGTACAAAGTACCACCGCCACCAAATACTACTGTGATGTCGAATAAAGGTAAGTTCATTGGATTTCTTAACGGACTTGCATCTATTATTTTATTCCATTGCTCTTTATAAACCTCTACACTTGCAGTATAGGTATTTTGTCCAAATGCTCGGCTTGTTGGGTCTTGCATAAAAGAATAGTTATTCTTTACGTCTTGCTTCACTTCGTAATCCAATCCAACTATGCCAGTAAGCACACCAACCAATGGAACTACGGCTGTGATATTTGTTGATGCGTATGATACGCCATTAATTAAAGGTGTCATTTATTTATATACTTGGTTTAAAGCCTATCGGTATTTCAATTTGTCTTGCAACTCCATTGATTACCAAGTTAGCGGTTATTATTAATTTTGATGTTGCCAAAACATTCTGCAAAGGATTGATATAAACACTTCTAGCACTTAACTCCTCAGCTACTACCATTTCATCTAATGCACTATTACCAATTGTTTCAAATGTTCCAATAGTAACATCCGATAAAGTACCATTTTGATTAAATACAATAGGACTATTCAACTTCGGCATGTAACGCGCATAAAGTAAACGCTCTGCCTTTTGTATTGTTCTATTATTTTCTATTTGGCAATAATCTGATGTTGGTAAAGTTGCTGTATGACTATCGTTAAAGTAACTACCTGCATAACCTACAAACTTACGCAAATAAGTATGTCTAAAGCTATTTATTACATTCAACGTAGCATCCGTAACTGCGCTAAATAATTGACCATTTGAAAAGCCTATTGTTTCGCACTCAATACCATTGCTTACATTACCTACTTCAACCCATGCAATACTTTCACTTACTTTTCTTTCGCTAACTACTCCTAATTGCGTACCTAAGCAAGATATACTTTTAGCGTTACCTTTATACAAGAAATTACCATAACCACCAGCATCTTGACCAATTACATTGGTTACATTCTGCGCATTTAAAGTAGATATATCTGTTAATGTTGCAACATCTGTTGTAGCTTGTATATTAGCTGCATATAAGGCAATTAAAGGCTTTTTAACGGCTTTATTTGCTTCGCATACTGTATTGATAGCAGTCATGTCAGCAGTAGCGTAAATCGCATCTTTATAAACACCTACTTGGCGTATCTCACCATTGGCAAAGTTTTGCAAAGTAGTAATTTCTGTAAAATCGTATGTAGTAGGTACTGCATAAAATCCAACATGTAAATATCCCTTTGGATTTATTCTAAAAAACTCGCTAATATGATAGTAATAGATAGCTAACTTAGAAGCCACACCACTAGTAAATTGTGTTATTGTTCCTGCAATAGTACCAACAATAGTTGCACTTAATGGAGAACCACTATTTAAGAATGTGCCTAAATTTTTTGGTGCTGTGATTGTAATGGTTGCAGTTGCAAATGTTGCACTATAACCATGTGTATTTGTTCCGCTATTTATCAACGCTGCAATATTAGCACCCATAATAGCAATAGTAGTATCTAAAGCTGTTTTGGTATAAACCCCTAAAGATGTTGTTTGCGTTGCACCTGTTGCTTTATTTAGGTCATTTACTTTCAATTCAATAGTGTTACCTGTTGCACCTAAAGTAGTAATTAAATATGTAGCAGTTGCAGCCGTTGCATCTGAATGGTCATTTTTGATGCCAGCATTAACGGCATCTAAAGTTTGGTAAAATGTTTTTTCTCTTACCGTTGTTGAAAAGCCACTTGGTAAAGTAGCCGTATAGAACACCATACCACTTACATGGTCTTTAGTTTCTAAAGGTCTACCTAAACCGCCTTGCCCTTCTATGAATGTAATTTGTGGTTGTGGCATGTTTTTTAATTATTTTTTTGATTGTTTACCGATTAATATATCAACGGCTTTTATTTTGGTAGTACCTTCCATTTCATGAAAATACCATATTGATTTATTCTCTTTATCAAACCATACACACTCAATGTTTGGATGCGTGGCTAATGTATTTATTAAATCTTGTTCGTACATCTTTTTATATTTTATTATTAAAATTAGCCTACCAACTATTTCTAATTGGTAGGCTTAATTTATTATGCTGTAAAGTCTGCTGCTACTTTAGTTGTATAGATTACAAACTCACTTGGTTTTGCAATCGCTACGCCCATTTTCACTAAGCCTTTGTAGAAATACAAATCGCTATTAGCTTGTAACTTATCGATGTTAAAGTTCATTCCAACTGTTTCAGTTACTGGCATGTGTAAGTTTGAATTTACATCTGGTGTAGCTTCGCAGAAATAGAATGTGTTTTCAGGTAAACCTGCAACAACTTCAATTCTAAATCCTTTGTACTTGCGAATACCTGCTTCTGTTGTATCTTGGTTTTTGTAAGTTGTAGTTGCTAAAGCCTCTTCATATTTTTGAGCATCTTCAACAGACATTACAAATTTCAATCTAGTGTAACGATTAGGACTAGCCATTAATGCTTTAGGCATTAATGCTTTTGCAGCTTCTAATTTACTTACAATATTTACACTTGTCAAAGCTACTGGAGATGCTACTGATAAAGCAGAACCTGTGATAGCTTGGCGTATAATACCGTCAATGTATTGATAGTTCCAGTTAGCACCTGGAGTACCGATAGTACCTTTAGTAGTAGTATAAGCAGTTGAACCCATGTGGATTAATGTTTCTACTGGAGCAAAGGTTTTCTTAGTGTAGTAAGCACCTAAATAAGTACTAAATGTAGCTGGTAAGCCACGAGCCAATAAACGGTCGTTTAATTGGTCTACATGCCAATGGTTTTCAAAGATTGAAGGATCAAACTCTTCGTAAGCCATGAATTTACCTAAAGCAACATTTTTGTTACCTAATACAGTTGAACCGTAAGCCGTTGGAGTAGCCAAACGTGGGTTTAATTGTGGTGTACTTGTTAAGGTAGGGATTGTGTACTGGTCATTTTTTACGCCTGTCGCAACGTACATTAAGCCAGCATTAACGGTGTTTAATTCAACTACTGCATCGGTTATGAAAAAGTCTTTTTCAAACTGAGTATAGTTAGATGTTCCTAGTGATAGTGCCATTTTATTTTACTTGTTTTTTTTTATGTGTTATTTATTTAATTCTCTTAATCTTTTGTGCAAATCAGCACCCTCTACAAATTGATTGCTAGTATTAGCAATGTTTACCATTGCAGGTGCTTGTTTGTTGATTGGCATTTCTTTTAATATGCTTTCTGTATCTGCATAATCTGCCTTAGCGCGGTTTACCCACTTTTCAATAATTGCTTCATCATTTTTAATACATCCTTTATTTACGAAGTCTGTAATTAAATTAGTTGCTGCAAGTTCTTTTGCGCTTACTTCGCTAGCTTCTTTTTCTGCTACCATTGCATCGTAGTTACTTTGCAATTCATTTAGTTTGTTTGTTGTAGCTTCGATTTCAGCTTGTAATGTTTCTGCCTGTGTTTTGTAACTATCTTTTTCAAGATTGGCGTTAGTTAAGTTGTTGCTTAGTTTAGTGATTTCAGCAACAATATTATCCTGTGTTGCATCATCATTTAACCCTAGCATGTTTGATACTTTTGTTAAACTCATTGTGTTTTTGTTTTTATTGTTACTATTAAAATTTTCTAATATTAATTTGTTGCTATACGCATACATCTCAGATGTTGCACTCGGCATATTCTTTTTGTTACTTTCTTTGGTAACTTCTATATCTGTACAGATACCATTCATAAGGCAATCACTTGCACCCATCCATGTTGTGCAATCCATCATGTTCTTTATTTGCTTACCATCCAATCCACATTTAGCCTCAATCATTTTTATTACGCTATCTGTCATTGCACTTGTACTTGCACCACTACCACCACTAACAGGATGCATCATAAATTGTGCATAGTCGGACATAACACGTTTACGACCTGCCATAAATATTGCACCTGCTATACTTGCAGCAATACCTACATTGTAAGTATCAACTGGTGTTTTAGATTTAAGTATTGCGTTAAAAATAGACATACCACCTACAACTGAACCACCAACGCTATTAATCCAAACTTGAATACGTTTTTTACCTAGTGCATCAAGTTGCAATAATTGTTCTTGAAACTCGGTAGGCTCAATGTATAATTCACCATCCCAACTACCATCTTCGTTGCATGTCATACCTATTTGCTTGTTCAAAAGCATTATAGGTTCTTCGCTGTTAATATCTATGATGTACATTCTCGATACAAAAGTGAATTATTGGTAAATCGTATTTACATTTGTAGGGTACAAAACAAAAAACCACCTGCAAATTAACGCAAGTGGAATTTTGATATAAAGGATGAAAAGAAACCTAAAATTTATTATCTACTTTATTTGTTAGTAGCATGGTACGTTTATCCTGTGGCATTGCATCGAAATACATCTTTAAAGCATCATCAACCACGCTTGATTTACTAACTTCAAATACCTTACTAAAAGCGTTTACCAAATTATGGTTACGCGGTGAAGGATAGCAGTCTATTCGCCTCTCTTTTGCTATGGTAGGCGCATACTTTTTATTCATATTTTTACGCGTTTTTTTAATGATTAAATATGTATTGATATATGTATAGATATTTTTACACCTGAATAATTAGTTACTGGAGATGTACCAAATCCAGTAATACCTACCTCGCCATTTGTATCAATATAACACTCAATAAATTTATCTAAATAAGGTAATACAGCTATTGTTTCAAATACCTCTGATGGTCTAAATCCTACTGGCAAAGTAAAAAGTACACCACTTGCAGCACCTGTTAATCCTGTCAAAATTCCACTAATAGTTAATATTTTATTTTTTAATGAATAGTTTAAAGTACCACTAAATAAGCTATTTAAAGCTGGCGCACCATAAGTTAAAGGATTAGTAACTTTATATACTTTGTTTAGATATATCCATGTATTACTTTCATTTGATGCCGTTGCAGATTGCGTTAAGTTACCTACATTAACCTCATGAATATTTTTAAACGCGCCATCACTAAATTGAGTTGGATCGTAACCACTTGTTGTTAAAAATGAATTTACTAAATTTAGATTAATATAATTTCCACTTGTTAAAGTAATTGAACTACCCCCTATTGCATAAAGTTGGTTGTTATACAATACCACACCATCTGTAAATGTGTGTACTGAACCGCTTACCGTTCTATCTAGTCCATACACTACATAGATATTGGTAGCCAAATAAGACGCGCCAATTTGCGACCTTATCAATGATACATCGCCACTTAAAATACTAGTTTGTAAATGGTCTATTGTTCCTTTTTTTAAAGGCATTGCTGAGGTGGATGTAATTCCACTTGTGTTTATTCTAAACATTTTAATATTGATTTATATTGTAAAAAATTCCTGTTATTATATATTTATCTGCTATACTTCTAATCTGCTCCTCAGCATCCACACCTAAACTTGCATAAAATGCAGTTGGTACATTTATAGTCAAAGCGTAAAATGATGTTATTGCTATATCAAGTAAAGGAACGAACTCAGAACTTTTTAAAGTATTTATTGTGCTTGATAAGTCTTCAAATTCACCTACAAAGAATTGCTGTATAGTCTTTACATTGTTATTGATAAATATTGGCGGTGAACTTGGTGGGTTTACCCATGTTAATCCAAAGTGTCTATTCAATGCATACTCTAATTGTAATTTACCACCGTTATAATATTGGCTTTCATTCGTACCTATACTACTATTTAATATTTTACGCCACTTGGTTGTATCGGTTGGTAAAGATGTGTTACCACTTACTAAACTTTCATAAATAGCACCTTTATATTTTACCTGTGCGTAAATAGAGTATGTACCTGCGCTGTATGCACTTGCACTACTACCATTCATGTAATCAATGAATATATTATAGGTAGCTTGAAGCCTAGATAATAAAGATTTTAGTAAACTTTTATTTTCTGTTGACCTCTCAGCTACTGGCAAATTATCTTTGCCTAATTGGTTAAAATCTATCTCTAACATTACTCAGCATTAAAGTTTAAAGTATCTGCAAATGTATAAGTAGCTGTGTCCTCTTGTATTGCATAGCCTGCGGAAAATTGCATTTTTCTATTTATCCAATCACCAGCCAAAACCATATCAGTACCACCAAATACTGCCTGTGTGCTTTCTCTTATTGCCATTCTATCAATTACCACATCATTCACCCCATCCACGTTCCTAATTAAATTCTCTACATCACTTATCAAAATATTACCATTAAAATTAACCTTTGATAGATTAGTTAAAAAATTATTTAAAGCGTCTATAACCGTTTGGCTTATTACGGTTGAATATGTGCCTTTATAATAAATATCTGCACTTAAATATAACCTATCAGGATTGTTGCTAATTACGTTATAAGTTATCCCAGCCGCGCCCTTTGATATTACATAAGTTTGCAAAGCTGTTTTTTCACCACTCGTTAAAGCTGCCAATGGATTACCTTTTGCTACTTTAATATTTACTTGATTGGTAACTGTTGTATTCACACTACATGCCGTTACTATTCGCAAATTCTCATTTATAGTTGCATAAGTTGGAACATTATTTATAATAACTAGGTTTTGCGGTGTGGTTGCGCTGTATTGGAATTTAAAGACCGCATCTTGTAACCATAATGCAGTTGCCGCTGCACTCACATTCTGTATGGCTTGCATCTTAGCTATTGCCACATCATACATTTGTTCAGCTACACTTTGCGCTATGGCTATTACATAGCAAATTACACGAAGTAGATTTCTTTTACTCCATGTAGCTGTATTAATTGTTATTCCAATACTTGCAAATTCAGTAGTTAAATTGCTAAGTATGTACGCGTTGCATTCCTCTATTGTCCTTGCCATATCTTTGTTAAATGTTGTGTTATTTTATTTCTTTGTAATATTGTCAATTCAGGCGTTTGCTTCATGAATGGTCTTGCCGGTATATGTCCTTCTCCTTCGTTGTGTACACCTGCATAAGGCAAATCAACTATTAAAGTAATATTATCCCATGTAGCTGTTCTAATTGAATTACTTACCTTACGTCTTAGCGCACCTGTGCCTATTAAGATTGGCTTTGTGCGTCTTGATAGTCCTTTGAACTTTGGGTATTTATATTCCTTTGTGCCTTGTATGCGTCTGTTTACTTCTTGCCATTTATCAGTACCTAAGCCTTGCTTAGTGAAGCTACCTGTAAAATAATTTTCTGCCTGCTTACTTAATACAATAGGCAAAACTCGCTTTGTTTCAGCAAGTCTTTGTTGTACTATATGTAAGTTAAAGCTATTCATTTATTGGTAGATTAAAATTAGCTTTTGCATATTCTTTATACTCCTTCGCTACGTCATAATAAGGATGGTCTTTTGTAAATACCTGCCCTGTCTTACCAACATTATTGGTAAACATTGGACTCATCTTATCAGTAACATCATTTACTATCTCGGCATTGCCATTAGTTGCAGGTGTGAACTCATCCTCTTGCAATACAACACAAAGGCAATTAAAGTGATTAGTTGGATAAATAGTATTCCAAATTGGGTCTTCTACCTTTGCCGTTATGCCGTCTAATGGTGCGCAAATACTACATGCATCACCAATTGTACTATATCTTAGCATTGGCATTACATCTTTTTGGTTTTGTATTACATTCCACTTTATAGCCATGTCAGCCTGTGCAATAGCTGTGTTATATTCTGTTACTCCCCAATTATTATTCCAATTGTCGTATGTTTCACGTGCTAATCTATTAAACTCCCTGCTAGTCCTTACATTGCCATCCTCATCAGTTAGTAAACTAGATATTTCTTTTGTTTGCTGAAATGTTTTAGCAGCTCCAAATGTATATGTATTGGTAATTAATTCCTTTAGTAAATCGTAATCTTTAGCACCAACACTTTCCAATGTTTTGCCAAATCCTTTATATACTCCTTTGCTCAAATAGTCAGTTACTGCCTTGTAGTAATCCACTGGCAATTTTTCTAAAGTTATAGATCCATCCTCTATACCTTTAATCATATTTTCTATTTGACTATCGGTAAATTTCATTCAATTTATTTTGAATAGACGTTGGTAGTTTTTGTAATGGTGCTGGTTGTGGTGCGCTCGTTACTGGTATTCCTGTTTGTTTGGTAAAGTATTCTGCATCTAATTGCAAACCACCTTTCTTTAATGTTTCAGCTAACTTTGCCATGCTATCAACCATCTCCATTTGCTCATTGTCATTCTTTAGCACAGCCTTTACATCCATAGGAATGTCAAAGCCTAAGTTACGCATCTGTTCAAATAACTTGCCATTGATAACACTACTTACAAAGTTACCATCTTGCGTTTGCTTATCTTCTAAGGCTTGCTGTGCTGGACTATCTTCGTTACTATTGCCTAACTTACCTGCAATTGATTTAACTGCATCTGAATGCCCTAATATTATTTGACTTATTTTATCTTCTAATCTCTTTTCAAAATTATCATAACCTTGAAATCCATTACCACCAAAGCTACTTTCTAAGAACTCAATCGTATCATCTTGCGCATCTAATAATGCCCATCCACTACTGCCCATATCGCGTAATGTTTCTGCAAACATTGCCCTCTCGGACTCCTCTGTTTTATTAGTTTTGCCTACTCTAAATGGTTGGCTAAATAACTCTACAAAATCACCATTAAAGCCAAGTAAGTTTCTTGCAAATATCTCATAAATGGATAACTCATAAAATAAACCATAACCACATTTACTTGTGCCTGTTTCGTTATCGGTAGGCACATATAAATACCAATCTTTTATATTCTCATCTTCGCAAAATTCAGCACCATTTACATCATACAATACTGAGTTAAGCATTTCCCTGTCAGGTGAAACAAACCAGCGTTTTACTACCTCTAAATCGTCAAAATCACCATTATTAATATCACCAAGATAAACCAACGAATAACCGTAAAACCTAGCATCTAAAATATAATTTACCAACTTAGCAAACCACTCCTTTACAACACTACTACCTTTCACGTTATGGCAAAAAATATCAGTTACTTTTTGATTGACTTCACCATTTGCATTTACAAACTCCCATTTGCGTAATCTTGTTAAGTCCTTACGCCTTTCTATACATGCAAAGATATGCCCATTCTCTTTTGTGTTCAAGTACATCTGTTGCATCCTTACGCGATGCGGAAAATATGCCCTTTCAGCTTCTTCTATTGCCTCGCGTCTACTTAATGCATCTTGCCTAATACGTTGTAATTGATAAGGAACTTGATATACTTTGTGCATATCTTCCATAGCTTCATTTTCTGCCTTCTCAAATGAAATGCTGTTTATCAACCTATTTAAAAAATTTGCCATTTAGTAGTTATTATATTGTTTTGTTACAGATGCACCATATCTAATTCTATTGCCTTGCTTTGGTTGTAGTAATGCCAAACCGCCTGTTATGTATTCACCTTTAGCACATTGCTTAAGCCATGCAATTGCATCGTCATAACGCTTAACTCTTAACTCAGGAATGTTGCGTGGTGATATACGACTGTGCAAGTGATATAGTACAATGTCAATTAAGTAATTAACCATTTGTTGGTTTCTATTATCACCTGCTACCCATGCAGTATTCAAGTTACCACCGCCTCAGTAAATGCTATCTTGCATAATGTAATCCACACCAACACCAAATAAAACTGTGCTATCGGTTGGGAATACTCCAATAGTATTCTGCTTAACTGGGTATTGTTTATTGTTATAAAATACTAAATCATTGGTTTTGTATTGTGTATAATAATCAAAGTAAGTGTAACCTGCTGGCAATGCTAAGTAATATATTTGATATTGCCTGCCTACATTAACCCATTTATTAGGGTCAAAGTTACCAATACTTGTAGTATAAGTACAATAATACACATAGCCATTGTATAAACAATTTTCACCATCATTATAAATATAGTTAGGATTGTAAGGCTGAGCATCTAAATAAACTCTATCGCCATAATACTTATAAGGTGGTACTAATATTTCAACCTCAATATTTTTGAACTCCTTTGCAACATCATACTTTTGCACCAAATAGCTTGTAACCTCACTAACCGCAGCACTTTCTATTTGTGGTAGCATGGTGTAATCATTGCCTAATATCTGCGCTAAGTTATCCGCTTGAATTAGTTTTTTATAATCACTTTGAATTAAATATGCCATTTCGTTACAAAATTATTGTTTGTAGGGTATTGTATTAATGATTGTAGGGTACATTTGCAAAATTATACTTTCTTTTTGATAGTTTCTAATAATTATGTTTACTAAATGATTTGCCAATGGCTGGTCTTTGCAATTGCGCTCCACCTCGTTGGTAACTTATGTACTCCTCTCTAAATACATAGCAGATGAAATAACGTGTTAAGTCGCAAAAATGCCCATAAGGTTGCGAGCTTACTTTTGTAATCGGATCTATTGTTGTTTTCTTATCCACACCACCATTCTTATCTTCTTTGGTATTCTCAAAGTCGTTAATGGCTACCCTGCATTCCTTATCTACTTTGAAATTCAAACCGCCTTCATTGTATTCTAAAATTGCATTAAAGAAATCACCAGACATCCTAACGCTTGGATTAGAACCTAATACTGCCCTGCGTGGTTTATATTCTTTTAACTCCTGCATAATTAAATAAAATAAATCATGCCCCTTCTCTTGCTTTACATCATTTTTTACACTCGTAGCATCCCCACCAATATAAACAGCCTCAGCATGTCGCCACTCCTTTAGTTTGCGGTCTATATCTTGGCACATGTGCCTAACTGTATTCTCAGGATTTCGCTTGGCAATAGTATGTATTAAATAAAAATCTTTTTCATTACTATCAACTTGGAATATACCACAAGGAAAATAAGGATTTACATTCTCATCAAATATGCAGTATATTGCCAACTTAGGATTATATACACATTCTTTTACATGCTTTTCACTTCGCCAAGATTTAAGGAACTCACCGCCAAATGTAGTCTTGCCCCACTCACCAAGTACATTTACTTTATAGCTGTTAAAATTCTTTTCTCTTAATCCTTCATATAACGCAATCAAGTTACTATCTACATAGCCATAAGTACCACATGGACTGCCCGCAATCCAATAATTATCTTTGTAGGTTGTTCTAATTAATATAGTCTTACCATCATCACTAATCTTTACAAAGCTATTAGCATCAGGTAAAGTGCCAAACTTATCTGTATTGGTCCATTCGCTTTTATCTACTATCTCAGTTTTTACAAAACTTTTCTCATCCACTGGGTTCCAACTAGCAAACAACTTTTGCCCTTCAATGCCTCGCATGGATAAGTCAAACTGCTCATACTCAGCATAAGTAAAATGATTTAACTCATCTAGGTAAATATATTTATAACTTTCAACACCTTTAGCTTTCTCAGGATCATCCAATCCCTTCATCACTATTTCACCACTATTTAAGTTGCATCTAAAACTTAACTCCAACTTGTCAAATGCTGGGTATAGATACATGTTATCAATAGCCAAGTTAAAAGATTTTTTTAAAGTAGTTTTTATAATGGTGCTTTCTTTTCTAAAGGCAATAGTATTGGTATTATAACACGCACACTCCTTTACAAAGAATTGGGATATACTAACTGTTTTACTGGATGACTTACCACCGTACACTAGCACCCTTCTAATTGTGTTATCCTTCGCTATTTCGTTGATTATAAAGTACAAAGGATTGAACCATTTACGGCTAAACCTAATCGGCATACTTCTCGCTTTCTAAATCTTTGCCAATTTTAGGCAATGTAATTTCTTGTTTTATTACTTGGTCTTCTAAACCGTTATTAATTGTATCAATAGCTTTTGAATTACCTTGCATTGCATTCTCAATTAGTGCATCTATATAGCCTTTAAATGTATTTGTTGGTGTACCATCTTCACCAATCATCTTTTTAATAATTTCTTGTGTTAATAGTCTTTTAGCTCGTAGTTTTTTCCATCCTTCGCTTTTCGCTTCAGGTGTGGGTTGCCTTTCACTACTAAAAGTAACGCCTACTAATTTTTTAGTCGTTTTTTTGTCGTTATTACCAACTTTTGTCATATTATTACAAAATTAAACTTTTTTACTTATATTTGCATAGTTTTTATCGGGTTAATAAATACTTATGCAGGAAAGGCACTTTTAACGAGGTGCTTTTTTTATTCACCTATGCTGTCAATCTCGCAAATCAAACTGTACAACTGCTCAATGTAACTTTGGTTTTCGCCAAAGTCAATTTCTTTTAACCCATATCTTAGTTTTTGTTTTAGTTGAGATACTGCTATT